CTGAAGCGCGGTCGGCAGCGCTGGCAGGAAGTCGTTGATTTCCCAGTCGTGCAGCTTCGAAACCAAGTAAGGGTGCTTTTCATCGGCGGTACCGTTGTTGTCGTTCGTATCTCGCCACTGAAGATAGCTGGTGTTTGATGCCTTGTCTCCGGTGACGCTCACGGGCGCGAGCGGCACCATGACGATATGGTGCCCCTTCGCTGTGTCGCCGCACTGGTAATAGTGGTCGATAGCGCCGATGCGGTAGCGCACCGTCTGCGACGGAACGTTAGCGCCCGCCGTGATGGGAACGTCGATGTAATCGCCGATGCGAAGACCGGCGAAGTTGGCGCTTCGAGCGCGGTTCCGAAGCCATGTGTAAACGTCGGTGCTCACGATCTCGTTTGCGAAGACCGAAGCGAGCGAGCGCCCAGCGTAAGAGTTTGTGTTGTGCTGTCGGTCGTATTCCTCGGCAGTCGTTACGGCGTTCGCCGTGTTGCGTGCAGAAGAATCCTTCAGATTGTAGGCGGTTCCGCCGATAGAGAACTTCGACAAGTCGGCCATTGCTTTTCTCCTTCCTTAGTTGAGCGTCGCCGTCTCGCCGCTCACGGTCGCCTGAGCGACGGTTACGGTCTCGCTAGAAAGTGCGGTGCGTCTGTTGGTGGGCATGTACGCCGTTTCGCCAAGGACTATGTAGCCGTCCTGTAGCTCCACAAGCGCCGTCGCAAGCGTCGCGTTCTCTTCGCGCAGCTCCTGCACCTCGTCATCTGAGGGCGGCTCGATAGAAGCGATAGAGTTTGCGATGTTAAGCGCGTTCTGCGCAGCGGCGGTGGCATCCTCCGCCGATCCGTTTGCCGCAGCAGCGGCGGCGTTGGCGCTTGAAGCGGCTGTGTTCGCCGCGCTCGCGGCGGCGTTGGCGTTGGATGTTGCCGCGTCGGCGTTCTGCTTCGCGGTGTTGGCGGCTGATGCCGCGTTGTTGGCTGAGCTTACGGCCTGATTGCCACGGTCGATGAGGTCTTGAACGGCATCGTCCCAGTTCTGCGCGGGCTGCTGTCCGTCAAGAGCGCTTCGCAGGATTTCGATAGCGAAGCGCTCCGTTGAGTAGGTAGCACCGTTCTTTGTGATCGTGAAATAGGCTTCGTCGGTGTAGCCGGACACGCTGCATAGCTTCGATTCGTCAACCGTTATCGTGGCGGCGTTTCCGCTCACCGAGCACTGGCCGCGATAGTAGTTCCGCTTGTTCGGCAGCAGCACGACAAGCCATGCCGTAGCTCCGGAAAGCGAGAACTCAGCGCCGTTGTCGTAGATAAGCGCCTTGATTGTGGTTCCGCCATCGTCGCCCTGACCAACCTTGATGCAGGTTCCCGCGCCTTCTTTCGAAATATCGAGTTCAAGCGTTCTGGTGTTCATAAGGAATCACCGCCTGAATCTCTAGCCGATATGACCGATTCCTGCATGGTAGAAACAAGCACGCTGATAGCGTCAACAAGATTGTTCGTATTCTGCACAAGCGCAGATACCATCTCCTTTAGCCCTTCCTCGTGCTCAACCGCAGCCGGTGGCGCGGCGCTTTGGGCTGTGCCTTCCATGATTCCCCCTAACTCCAAGTCAAGCTTTCGTGGAACTCGCCGTTAAGCCACCCGAACCCCTTTGATCCGCAGCGGCATTGAACGCCGCTTGAATCAACCCTTATGTAGTGGGTCGAATCGAACGCAAGCGTTGCATGGCTCCCGGCAGTCATAGTCAGACGCGGGTATCCCTGATTCGTTGAATCGGTCGATTGCGGAGGGCTGAGGATGATGTAAGGGTTGCCGGTAGTTGCCCCCGAGTAATACTGCACGGCTTCGAGGAAGTACCGGCCTGTGTTTCTCATCCCAACGCCGTTGTCTACGAATCTCACGAGGTCGAACAGCTGCTTTCCTGAGCATTCGAAGCTGAACCCCGATTTTCCGTCGCTCGTCGCTCCGACGGTTACGTTCGTATCAGAGTTGCGGTAGCTCTCAATCTTGTTGGTCGATACGGTGCCGGATCGGATGTACTCACCGTTGATGTATATGCGACCGCCACTGAGATAGATTCCCTGTGTCTGGCCGTTGTTAGTCAGCTTGTTGAATATGTCACGCTGCGTCTGCGCACTGACGGCTGAACTTGCCGCATTGGCGGCGATATCCTGAACTGTCTTGCCGCCAACTTCCGCACTTGCCGAAAGCGAGAACTCGCCGGTGGTCAAATCCCAGAAGTTCTCGCCTTCCTCGTCCGTGAGAAGTCCGGCGCGCACTCGGTCTGCGCGCATCGTCCCAGCATTGATGCAGTCAGCCGTGACCATGCCGCCCGTTAGGAAAGTCCGCCAGTCCCACGAGCCGTCGGATGCAAGACCGGAGGCAAGGCGCAAGCCCATTCCGTTTATGTTGATTGCCCACATGCCGGACGTGCTATTTAGCGGCAGGCCGGTCTGCGCGTCGATGGGGACGTTAGACCATATGGTTCCAATCTCGAAAGTCTCAACCTTGTAGGTGCCCACTGCGTTGAACTGAGCGTTGATCGCGGATTGAAGCTGCTGAAGCCATGAAACCGACGTTCCAGCCGCAGCGTCGTAGAGCGCGTTTTGCTGGCTGTTGATCCTCAGTGCGTTGTTGACGCTCTGCCACATGTCGGCCATCGTGTCCGTAAGCGTGCCGAACGTCACGGTCGCGTCGCCGGTGAGCAAGTCGCGCTCAATTTGAGACACGCGGCCATGAAGGCGCACGCCCTCGGCAGAAAAGCCCTTGTCGATGATCGCAACGTCATCGCCAACGCCAACGCCCTCCCACGAGCGCCCGAACGCGTATAGGTCGATAACCGAAGCGGTGTAGGTTACTTTCGGCTCCTTCACATGCTCCAAGTAGTCTTTTGTTTCCTGCAAAAGCTGCGCCGCATCCTCGCACTGCTCGTTGACGTATGACGCGACGGCGGGAAGAATGCCGCCCTCGCCGTCAGGGTGCCCCCAAACGGCGGTTGCGTCGGCATCCTCCACGTAGTCTTTGCCGCCGTTGATATCGCCGAAGGTGAGACGGCGACCGTAGCCCCCGCTCTCAGTCTCAACGCCCTTGCCGTAACCGTAGACGCGAGTTTTCGGGTTGTCGCTCGCAACGGAGCGCTTAACGGAAACGAGGTCTTTAGTCCACGTGAACCGCTTAGCGCTCCTCTGGTTGCCGCGCTTGGCGCGCACGCCCACGCGGCGGCTAACGATGCTCGCACCGTCGTGGACGATAAGCGTTTCAAGCTCGCCGCCCCACGTCTCGATGATTCCGGCCAATCCCTCACGCACGCTCTCATGGTAGAAGGTGCGCGAAGCGGTGCCGCCCTGATCGCACGTGCCGACCTCCCAGCGCGTGTCTGCGAGGATTGACGCGAGGGCTACCGCGACGCTGCCGGAAGGCCGCTTATCGTCCAGCCAGTCATCCCACGTCTCGTTAACCGAGTTGATGCAGACCGCTTGCGTCTCTGGCGCGCCGTCATCGTCGTGCACGCGGTCGATGGTGTCAACGATGTGTTCGTGGCACACGCCCTGACGGTCAGTCCAGACTACGCGGTCGCCCTTCACGAGGTCTTCGGCGCACGTGATGTTCAGTTCGTCGGTTCCGTCCAGCGCGTCGGTGTGCGTCGCGGCGCTCACCGTGAGCCGCCCCAGATTGTCGCCCCAGCGGTTGAAGCGGGTGAAGCCGATACGTCTTATTAGAGCCATCGTTCCACCCACTCAAGAATCGCTGTGCCGTTGGTGATGTTCAGGTGGCAGCGCCCGTTTATCTCGAAGTAATCCGAATCAATCGTTACCGGTGCGGTCTGGTTGTTGACAGTCGCGTGCTCGGTCGCCATGTCAAGCCGTATGGTGCTTGAAGACGTGAGCGCCGTATTGATAGCCACGAACTCGCCGCTATCGACGTTCGTAATCCGCCACGTGCTGCCAGCGGCGGGCTTCGCCGTGACCTTCAGGTATGCGGGTCGGTTGCCGCCAGCGTTTACGTAGATGTTGCCCGCCGAAACCTCCATGCGGCGCTTCTGCCCGTAATAGTCGGGGTCGCCGATATGGAAAGTCACGGTGGTTGTCGGGCAATCGTCCGTGATCTCTTCTAGGTCGGTGCTGCCGCTCACGATTGCGAGCAGGTAGCGCGTCGGGTCATCGGGAAGGTAGAGCGGCGCGGGTTCGTCAGTCCAGAGAGCCGCCGCGAGCTTGTGCCGCATCTCCGCGACCTCGCGGCGGTCTTCAGTCCTAAGCCAAATCTCAACGGGAAGGTCGTAGCCGCCACGGTAGGCGCTCTTGAAGACCTCGCCATGCCGACCCGGCACGCTCTCGAACGTCGCGTTGACGGTCGCCATGATGGGGCGGCGCACCTTGCAGTAAACCAGCTTCGATAGGTCGGTGCCGTTAAAGATGATTCGGTCGTGCTGGTTCCTAGTCCGTCTAAGTTGCAACTGGCACCCCCCTTTGCTTCAGCTTGCTTGCGATGCCAGCGCCGATCTGCTGGCCTGTCTCGTATGCGTCTACGCCGTCAGCGACCGTGGCGTAAACCGTCACGGCGACGTTAACGGGCTGGCTCGGCGTGTCAGCGAACCGCGAGAAGGCGCGGTTGACCGACGTTTCGATGAAGCCTTGCAACTGCTTCTCAGGTGCGATGAACTCGCCGCCAGCTTCGCCAACGCCGACGATTGACGGCTCATCGAAGTAGCCGCCGCGCGCGTACCAACTGATGCTCACGCTCGGTAGCGAAATCGGGCCAAACTCGTTCCAACTGACGTTGAAGTGCGGAAGCTTCGGCTTCGGAATGCTGATCTTGATTCCGCCGAAGGCGTTCATGATCTTCTGCGGAATGCTAGAAATCGCGTTCCACGCGCTTTCAATCGGGTTCTCGATGAAGCCCCTGATGCTGTTGAACACGCCCTGCACCTTCGAGCCAAGACCGGGGAATCCCAGCTTGTCGCCGATGCGGTCTGCGATGCTAACCGCCGTGCTCTCGGCAGCGTCAAGCTTCGAGCCGATGTTGTCTTTGATCGCGTTAAAGGCGTTTGCCGCTTGGCTCTTCGCCGTCTCCCAGTCGCCGTTCATTGCGGCTTGCAGAGCGCCAGCCGCCGAGCTGCCAACGGTCTTCGCGGTGTTCATGTCGTTCTGAACCGTGGAAGCGATTTGCCCGAAGGCTGAATCGGTGTTGCTGGTTAGGTTGTTCCACCAGTTAGACACGGTATCGACCGCGCCTTGTGCGAGGTTCCCGACGTTGGTTTTAAGATCGTTCCAAGCGTTCGAAGCGCCGGTTTTGATGTTCTCCCAAGTGTCGGAAGCGCCTTGCTTCAACTGCTCCCACTTCTCGCCAACGCCGGTGCAGAAATCCGAAACGCCGGTGCTGACCTGCTCCCAGATTCCGCCCCAGAACTCAGGCACGCCAGCGAAGAAATCCTGCACGGCTTGCCACTTCTCCGAAATCCAGCCGGTGAAGTCAGACCACATCTGCTTACCTGTCTCGGTCTGCGTGAAGAACCACGTAAGGCCAGCGACGGCGGCGGAAACGGCGGCAACGCCAAGGCCGATAGGATGCGCGGCGATAAGCCCGGTAAATCCCGTCCAGCCGCTAGAAAGCGTGCCGGTGAGCATGCTTCCAAGACCGCCCGCCTTGGTGACGATGTTAGAGAAGCCGGTTCCGATCTTGCTTAGAAAGCCCGTGTCGCCCATGAGCTTCTTAGCACCGCCCCAAAGCTCGCCAGCGGTCTTGAAGGCGCTTCCCACGCCCTCTGCGGCTTCCATCGTCTTACCAACGGCGGTTGTCACGCCGCCGAAGGCGACGGCTCCTAGAGCGAGGTTGTTAACAAGCGTCTGCTGCTCTGGCGTAAGGTTCTTGTACCAGCCCGTGACGGCTTCGAGCGCGGGCGCGAGCGTGTTAAGAAGGCTCGTGCCGATCTCGGTAACGGCGGTCTTGACGGGCAAGGCCGCTTCGCCGAGTTCCTGCATGCTCTGGTTCATCTCGTTCTGCGCGTCGCGCGAAGCGAGAAGGTCTTTGTTCGTCTCTTGGTACTGCCGCCCCGCGTCCGCGTAAAGCCCGGTAAGCGTCTCGGTGATGAGCTGCGACCGCTCCTGCTCGCTTCCGCACGCGGCAAGAGCAGCGTTGAAAGCGTCTTCTTTGGTCTGACCCTCGGCGACCGCCTGATTGAACGCGGCCTGAGCCGAAGAGTGGCCGGAAAGCGCCGCGCTCCACTGCTCGGCGGATGCCGTAGACCAGTTGAGCGCGTCGGCAAGACCGCCAGTGACGGTGCCCGTGTGCGCCGTCTCCTGCGCTGCTTCCGCCAAGTTCTGAAGCGGCAGAGCGTCGCCGAATGTCGCGTAAGCGCCAGCGGCAATGTCCGTCCACTGCTGCAATTCCTGCTCGTTGGTTGTCAGGCGCGCTAGGTTCTGGCTCGCTTCCGTGGCAGACGAAGAATCGCCAAGGATGCGGTAGAAGCTCGCATAGGTCGAAGATGCTTGCTCGGCGGTGCCGCCAGCGCTCACCCATGCCGTTTCGAGCTGTCCGCTCTGCTGTATCGCTTCCTCTTGGCTCGATGCAAGGCCGGTAAGCGCGCCAGCCGCACCGATGATGCCGCCAGACAATGCCGTTCCCGCGCTCGAAATCTTAGACCCTGCGTTTGAAAGCTTGTCGGCGTTGTCCTCGATGGTCTGACCAACCTTGTAAAGCGCTGTGCGCGATGCGTCCGCTTCGCGCGCCGTGTCCGCAAGCTCGCTGCCGTAGCTGTCAAGCTGGCGCTCGCACTGCATGATCGCGCGCTTCAGGCTGTCGTACTGCCGTTCTTCCTGAGCCGTGAGCTGCGCGCCGCTCTGCTTCTTGCTCTCCAACTGCGCGAGCGCTTGCTTGTAAGCGTCAAGCTTCTGCTTCGTCTCGCCGTAGGCAGAGTTGAGCGCCTTTACCTTCTGCTCTAGAAGCTCGGTGTTTCCGGGGTCGAACTTCAGCGCCTTGTTGATATCGCGCAAGTCGCTTTGGGTGTCGCGCGATGCCTGCTGAACCTTCTTCAGGGCGCTTTGCAGCTCGGTAGTGTCGCCGCCGAACTTGATAACAAGCCCCTTGTAAGTGACCGCCACGTAATCACCCCTCTTCGGTTGTCAAAGTCCCATGAGTGCTTGAAGCAACGCGCCCTCGCGGGTGCGCTGCCGTCAAGAACTCACTTCACGTCATGACCAGAACGCGGCTTCTGCCTTGCGCGCCTTCTCGTCCTCGTCGTAGTGCGCCGCAGCGTCGGCGTAGAACGCGTTAATCTCCAGAAGGTCTTTAACCTGCCGGTAGCTCATCATCTGAAGGTCTGAGAGCGTCAGTCCGCATTGCTGGCAGTTGTAGATGTATCGCGCGTCGCACGCGTCTTGCAGGTTACTTGGAAGCGGCGGGGCTGGCCTTTTCGGCTCCCTCGGCTTCCACTGCATCTTTCGCGGCGCTTGGAAAAAAGTTGTCCTCGACAATGCGCATCACGTCGGAAGCCCAACCGTCCCTGCGCTCCAAGTTGTACGCGTCCGATGGGAAGGAAGAAACCCACTCATCGAATCCGATATCAAACTTCGGCGTTGCGGTCTTGATGCACGCGTAGAAGATTTCGAGCAGCGGGACGATAGCGGGCACGTCGCTAGTCATGAGAGAACCGGCGATCTTAGAAACCGCATCCGCAATGTCCTTCGGGCGCTTCCTTCCGCCCTCGACAACCTCATTGAAGCATCGAGAATAGGCAATCGGCGTGAACGCGTTGAAGTTCGCTTCGAACTCATTTTCGCCAACCTTGATAACCATTCGCAACCTCCTACTCGGACGGGGTCTTGTGCGCAAGCTCGATATCGACCGCATCAAAGAAGGTGTCGTAATCGGCAAGGCCGGTGAAGCTGTCATAGCCGCTCGTGCGAATGTCGGTGCTCGGGATGGTGACGGGTCGCCACGTGAACGGGTAATCGAGCTGCGTAATCTCCGGCGTATCCTGAATGGTGTTAAGCTCCTGCGTCGGCTTCGAGAGCTGGCACATGAGAAGGCAGCGGCGGCGACCGAGCACGTGCCCCGGCTGCTCGCACATGAAGGCGAACTTTTTAGGCGTTCGGTCTGCGCTCAGGATGGTTCGCCCGTCCTGCGCGATCTCGTAGCCCACGAGGTCTGCGATGAGCTGGCGAAGCTCAGCCGTCCCCTCGGTGTCGTAGAAGCTCATGGTGCCGCTTCCGCCGTTGTCCTGCTGCTTGTCAAGCCAAACCTCGTTGTCGGCGTAGCTAGAAGCCGTCTCAACGGTAGGCTCCATGCTGATAGCGACGGTTCCCGCGACGTGCACGGGGTCTTCGTAGGTAAGCGCGTCTTCGTCGGTGCAGATCGCGAAATGCGAGTTCTTCACGCCGAAGAATCCGTTTCGTGCCATTTGTTCTCTCCTAACTCTCGGCGACGTTAACGGTGAACGCCGCTTCGGTAAGCTCTTCTGAATCAATCTCTGTGATACCAAGCGTGTAAGGGCACTCGGCGGCTTCGAGCGCGGCGCGTATGCGCTTTTCGGTCGCGTAGTCCCTGTGCCGCGTGTAGAGCGCGATATCGTAGGGCATCCACGAAAGGTAGGTTCCGTTGTCCGCGTAGGCCGCTTCGTTGTATCCGGCGACAAGGCAGATGAAGGGCGGCGCGGGTTCCTCGCCATCGGCGAACTTCTGGTTAGCCCACGGGATGCCGAGCGAATCGAGAACGCCGCAGAGCTCCTTTAGCTCAATCATCGTCCGTCGCCCCCCATCTCCGCGAACTCTCGCGCCACTTGGTCTGCAACCTTCCTGATAACGCCGTCGCCGGGAACGGTGCCGTAATCCTCGCCAGTCTGGTTCGTGATCTGGTGGCCGTTCTCCAACAGGTGCGTTAGCTGGTATCGCCGGTTGTGCACGGTGCATTCGGTGCCCGTCTCATCGGTCTTAACGTCGGCCTTCCAGCCCTTCTTGTAAGCACCGGTGCGCACCTTGCTTTCTTGCTTCAACAGCTTTACGGCGCGCCTTCCGGCTTCGCCCGCGTTCTCAGCGAGCGCGGAAACGTTATCGTCCACGCACTCTTTCATGCAGCTACTGATGAACCGCTCGATGCTCTGCTCAGCCACGGTCGCCCACCACCTCAGCGAGCGTCAGGCGCACGAAGTCTGGGCTTGACCTGTCAACGCGCGCGACCGTGAGCCGCGCGCCGTCGAACTCGACTAGCCGCTCTCCGTTGTAGGCGCTCTTGCGAATCTGCAACACTGCTTCAGGGTGAATGCCAGCGGCAGCGGCGGCGTAGTATGCGGCATCGCCCATAGAGAAGACGTTGCAGAACACCTTGTGCTTTGTTTCCTCCGTCTGCTGCACGCCGTATTCGTCCTTCTTGACGGTCTTAGCGATGAGCTGGCACGTGCCAGCCCACATGCTCATGACGCGCCCCCGAACTCCGAGCTTCCGCGCATCATGGTAAGCAGCTCTTCGAAGCTCTGAGCAAGGCGGTCGGCATCGGGGTTGTCCATGCCGAAGTTCGCCTTGCAGTAGACCTTCACCGCGAGCCGAACCGTGCTGTTCGAATCGTCGGCGGCTACGGCATCGGCAACGCCGCCCGCGCGCATCGCGGCGCGGGCGGCTTCGATGAGGTCTTCAATCTCGGAGTCAAAGTCGGTGCAGTCGGCGGGAATCCTCAACGCTTCGCGGCAAGCGTCAAGCAGCTTAGGCTTCTCTGCCATATCGGCACCCCCTTACTACGCGCCGCCCTTGGTTCCGATGGTGAGCCGAACGAAGCCCTCCGGGACGGCAAGGCCGCCGTCATAGAGCATGTAACCGTCAATGGCGGTGTTCCAGCTGCCGTCAGTAAGCTTGACCGCCTCGACGGTGGGGCCATCAAACAGGTTGCCGCGGAACAGGTCGGGGTAGCCGATCATGATAACGCCATCGGCCAGACCCTCTTCGCGCTTGACGATGCTTCCGAAGATTCGACCCTCGACGGTCGGGTCTTCGTCCTTCTCGTTGACGAAGTAGGCGCGCTTCTGCGCGTCCTCGACGGCGGCAATCTGGTTCCAGATGGTCTGCTGGTTTGCGTAGACGCGCGCGCCCTTGGGCGTGGGGTTGCCAAAGGTCTTCAGAAGACCAAAAGACTTCAGGAAGTCGGCCTTGGCAAGCGTGCCTGCGGTCGCGCAGCTAATCTTGTTGGCGGAAGCCATGCCCAGCGTTCCGTCAACAAGACGGGTAAGCACAATGCCGTTTGCGGCAACGCCGCAACGCGCGCTGACCTCGCGGGTGATGTAGTTACGGAAGCTGTCGATGCTCTGAATCATCATCTTGCGGGAAAGCGTTACGCGCTTCTTGATCTCATCGCCCGTGAGGGTGATGCGCTCGAACTCGTTCCGCTCCTCGTCGGTGGGCGCTGCGCCCTCGTTGGTCTTCGCTGCATCTCCCTTGGTGATGCTCTTATGGCGGATAAGCTCGTACTGGTTGCGCATCGTGTCGCGGGTAACGTCGCTGAAAATGGCGGTGCTGTTGTCGATAAGGGCGATGATCTCGTTCTTCAGCTCGACGGGCACCACCTCATCGGTGTTCGCCGTGGTGACGGTGTAGGCGGCGCGCTGCTCAAGATGCGCGAGCGCGGAGCGCTCGGCATCCGTGAGGTCGTTTCCCTCAGTCAGGCGAACGCCCATCTGAGACGCAAGGCGCTTCAGGAAGCCGCGCGTCTCGGCGGCGCGGTAATCGGTAACGTCGCGCACGTCGGCGACGCTGCCGCGCGAGGTCGCGGAGCTTCCCAGCGGCACGGTATCGACCTGTCGGGCGGCACCGCTTGCGATAGCGGAGCGGGCAGCAGCGACGGCGGCGGCGCGCGTCTCGCGGTTCTTCTCGGCGGCTGCGTTGCGCTTCTCGATCTCGGCGGTAAGCTGACTCATGCGCTCTGCGTCCTGCTCGGTAGGCTCCTGCGCGGCTCCGTCCTCTGCGGGCGCGTCGTACTTCTCGACAAGCGCCTTCAGCTCGTCCACAAGCTCCTGCGTGGTCTTGTTCTCGTCTCCCATTTTCTAAACCTTCCTACTCTCGGCGATTGCCAGTGTTGCGCGGGCTTTTGCCAGCGCGTACTTACGGCGCGCAAGCTCCTTGCGCGACTGCTCAATCACTCCGTTGAGCAGGTTTCTTGCTGAAATCTCGGTATTGGGGTCAGCGGGAAGGCTGACGGCTGAAACGTCGTAAACCTTCTTGACCCTCGTAATGGTCGTGGTCTTGCTGTCCCGGTCGTACTCGTCAGCTCCCACACTGAACGCCCACGACATGCGGGTTACAAGGCCGTTGGAAATCTCCTCGTAAAGGTCGCGCGCAGCCTGAGAGCCGCTAAGGTCTGCGGCGATGAAAAGGCCGTGCGCGTCAGGCTCGACAATAAGCGTCCCGTTGCTCATGCGGGCAAGAACCTTGCCCTCGTGGTCGTACTGCATGATAACGTCGCTCATGTCGGCATCTTTGAACGCGTCTGGGCTGATGATCTCGCGGTATTCGTTGCCGTCCCAGTCCTCAAAGAGAACGTAGGGATCGTTGAATGTCGAAGCGTAGCCCTCAACGTAGAACTCGGTATCGAGCCGCTTATTGTCGCCATCGCCAGCGGCGGGCGCGAGTGGCGAAGACAGGATGCGGTATTGCCGCTCACTTGGTTTTGCTGGCATTGTCTACCTCCTTTTTGCCGTCTCCAACGCCGCTGCTCGCGTCGATAGCGGCGACGTTCGCGTTGGTCTGCGCCGCTTGCGCGGCCTGCTCAGACGTGTGTTCGCTGATGAGCGCGAGGTCGATGTACTCGCCGCGTATGACGTGGCGCTCTCCGCCCTCGTAGTGCGCGGATTGGAACACGTCGGCAACCTGATTGCCGTTCCAGATGCCACGGTCGAAGAGAGCGACAGCGACGTTAAGCTTCGTCGTGTTGCTGGCGAACTCTAGGCGGTTGGCTGAGAACATGACCGAATTGCCGTGCGCTATCTCGTTCGCGGTGTAGGTCATAGACGTGACCACGAATCCGAGCTGCACGGCGAATGGCTCGATTCGCCCTTCATAGAAGCTGTTGAAGGTGTCCTCGTCAGCCTTGTTCATCACTATGTCTTCGTTCGAGCCGAAGAACCTATAGGCGCTCTTCTCGATTCGCTCCATCTGCGCGGCATCGACCGTGTAGCTCTGTGGCGTGACCTGCTCAACGTCAGAAAAAATCTTGTCGTAAACGGCTATTCCGCCCGCGTTGTCGGCGGAAAGCTGAGCGTTGAACTCCTTTCGCGCCTTGTCCCGGTCGCCATCGTTGCGGTTCTGGCTGAGCTTTCCAATGAATCGGATTGCCGCGCCCTGTTTGATAGCCGCTTGCTCGGCTTCGTTTTGCGCGTGCATAAGCTCTAGCGTCGGCTGAAGAACGTTCGTGCCGTCTCCGAACAGATCGCTGCGGTACTGGTGTCGCGTCATAACACCAACGCGCGACCACTCAACAAGCGTTTCATCGCCCGTTGGGAACGTGAGCATGAGCCATAGCGCACCGTCAACGTCGTATGCGGTACATTGACCCGGAAGAATAGGGTAATACCCAGTGATGGTAGCGCCATCGTCTGACAGCATAGGAACGATTAGCGCCGTATCGTTCACCTGAAGCATCGTCCAAACGCGCTTGATGAACTGCGGCGTTGTCATCCACGGGTTAGGCTGCTGCGCGAGCGCTCGGGCTGCTACCGGCTGAGCTGAGCCGGAAACCTCCGGTTTCAGCTTGCTTGCATGGTCTGCGCCACTCTCGATGATGCTTCGCGTAAGCTCGGCTTCGTAAAGCCCGCCCTGCCATGTCGTGAACGACGGAGCATAGGCCGTGAACGTGGAGAAATAGCCGTTGATAGCTTGCATCTGCGGACGGTGGAACACCGCATCGAAGAGCGAGCGCACGAACGGTTGTGATCTGCTCAACTCTAACCTCCTATCATCGCGCGGTAATCGTCCGCAATGTTCTTCATCGCAATGAACGCGTCGCACTCAGCCGCCCACGCGTCTATGCGGTTGCGCGGGTCTTGGTTCTTCTTGTCCGGCTGAATGTTTCCGTTCACGTCGGTTCGAATGGCGACGTTCGAACGACACCATTCGGCAATCGGGTTGGCGTTGTCCACGATGCGCCCTTCCTTGTAGAGCGCTCGAAGCTCCTTCATCGGCATTGACAGCGTTTGCGCGCCCTGAATGACCTTTTGCAGGTTGTCAGCGCCGAAATAGTCTTCGTATGCTTCCACGGTCGGCACGTCGCGCATGTGCCACGGGTCGTAGCCGCAAGAGACGGCATAGATGCCGTACTTGTCCTGCACTTCAGCTACCCAATCCAGAACGTCGCGCTTGTCCATGATGGGCGTTTCGCACGTCCGCATAAGCCCGCGCGCAATCCACGCGTCATAGGGCACGCCGTCGCGCCCCCCGCGCCGCCCCTCCTTCTCCGCTTGCTCCAACGCGCGAAGCGGAATCCACGCCATGTGCAGCGCGTAGAAGTTCGGATCGTTAGGCCGCTGCATGAGAAGGCAAGCGGCGGTAAGGTCGGTCGTGTCCGCAGCGTCAACGCCGAGCACGGCATACGTAAACGTTCCGTCGCCGGGGTCGAAAGTGGCTTCGTTGTGAATCTCAGACCACGTAAGCCAAGCCTGAGACTGGTTTTCAATGAGGTTGAAGTCCTTAACTAGCAGAGTGGGAAGGTATGTCGCATCGTCCTTCGCCTTAGAAACGTTCTGGCGAAGCGCCGACAGCGATTTGATGGTGCCAAGGCCGGGGTTAGCCTTAACCCAAGTGCCTTCGTCCTGCCATTCCTCGCGCTCGTCAAGCTCGAAGATGAACGCTATGAAGCGCTCTGCCTTCTCGCCTGTCGCCTTGCCGTCAAGCCATTTTGTCGCGTACTCGTATTGGGCATCGAAGATGCCGTTTCGCACGAAACCGTTAGTCGTGATCTCCAACACGAGCGGTTGGCGGCGCGCAGACGTTCCCTGCATCGTCAAGTCGTAAAGGTCGCGGTTCTTCATCGCGGCCAGCTCGTCAACGATAGCGCCGGAAATGTCCAGACCGTCTAGGTGGTTCGTGTTGGCGCTCAGCGCCTTGATGGTGCCCATGTTCAGATCGCAGTAAAGGTCTGACACGCGCTTTCTTATGTGCTTCGCCAGCGCGGGGCTTGTGAGCACCATACGCCACGCGTTGTTGAATCCCTTTGCCGCCTGATCGTGGGCGGTGGCGACGTTGTATACCTCCGGCGCGCCCTCATCGTCGTTCACGAGCAAGTCAAGCTCTATCGCAGACGCAAGCGCGGTCTTTCCGTTCTTGCGCCCCATAATCCAGAGCACTTCGCGGTATTGCCGCACGCCCTCGGCATCAACGAAGCCGAAGACAACCGACAGAATGGCGCGTTGGAAAAGCTCTAGCTTGAAATCGTGCCCTAAGCGCCCGGACGGTAGGCGGCAGAAGCTTTCGATGAACCGAACGTGCTTCTGCGCGAACTCTTCGCGGTAGTGGTACGGATAGAGCGGGTCGGTGTTGTCCATGTCGCGCAGGACATGAGCGGCAACCTGCTTCATCTTCTCGCACGCTATAATCTCGCCGCTCAGTATGCCGCCGAAGTATTCGCGTATCGCGCGCTCGCACGAGCCGCCCTTAGACTTCGCCCTAGCCGTACCGCGTTTCATTGATGAAGTCAATGAGCGCGTCGGCAGCGGCGGTGCCGTTCGGCATCATGTCGGTAAGCTGCTTCACGCCGCGCGAAAACGTAGTGAACAGCTTGTTGTATGCACTGAATCCGGGGTGCTCGCGCAGCCCGGTTTGCCCGCCGCCGTTGTCATACTCGGTGAAGATATCTTCGTAGAGCAGATCGGCGCGGGCATCGTCAAGCTTGACCTTCAGAAAAGCGAGGTTCGCAAGCAGCGGCATGACGGTTTTTCGCTTCTCGTCGGGGATAGCGCCCTTGGTGATCTCGCGCAGCTTTCGAAGCTCGCTCTCTACGCGCTTCTCCTTGGCAACTCTCCGCTTCGGCGGGCTATTCCCCGCGACTGCGGGCGAAACTTTCGAAGTATTGCCTACTTTTGCCGTCATCGCAAGACCACCCCCTTTCGAAAATCCGTCACGCGCAAGAAATTACCTCCCGGCGTTGGTGCCCTAGGCACCACCTGCGTTTTTCAGACCGGGGGGATTGTCTCGCGGGTTTACCTGCGGTTTTGCGTCCGCTTTCTCGCGGTCGCCCTGTGTTGTGTCGCGTTTGTGTGTCACTCGCCAAGCGATATCAAATTGCCGTCGCTGTCGAAGGCCAGCCCTTGCCTTGTCGAACCTTGCCTTATCCAACCATGCACCTTCTTATGGCATCGGTCGCATAGGCTAACAAGGTTGCTTGGGTCGGTCGCAATGCTTGGGTCGCTGATGTTCGCTGGCGTAAGCTCGATGATGTGATGCACCATGACTGCGGGCGTGATCTCTCCTTGCTGCAAGCAGTGTTGGCATAAGTGAGCGTCACGCGTCAATGCCGCGTCTCTGGCGCGTTCCCAGTCGGCGGATGCGTAGAAGGCGCGCGAGAAGTCCTTAGCCATGCGCACCCCCTGAGATATGGCGGAGCGTGTAGGATTCGAACCTACGGGCGACAGTGCGCCACACGGTTAGCAACCGTGCGCAATAAGCCACTCTGCCAACGCTCCAAACAAAAAGGCCACGAGCGCAATTGCCCGTGGCCTTACTACCTAATCCACCGTACCGAACTTTAGCATAAGTAGGGAACTGAAGGGAACACCCATTTTTCAGGCGTTCTTGATGTGCGCCCAACCTACGCGGTCGATGAACTCAAACCCAACTTCGCAGAGCTTGCGGCACCACTTCTGTGAGCACTGCATGATCTCCGCAATCTCGCCCCATGTCTCGGCTTGGCAGTAGTACATGCAGATTGCGTCGGCGTAGTGCGTGCCCTTCAGATTAGCCAAGCCGCCGCGCCCGTCCGAGCCGTAGAGCACTTCGCACGCTTCGTCTAGCGTGCCCTCAGCATCGGCGATGCGCTGCCTAAGCTTGCCCTCAAAGTCGATGCGCTGCGATACGGATTCCATCGGGTCGGTAACGTCTCCGCCACCGCCGCCCGTCTGGTAGCTCTGAGCCTTCGCGCCCTCGCGCGCCTTCATGCGTTCGAGCATTTCCCGCGCCTTGTCGGTCTTCACCACCTCGGCGCGGATGCCCTCGAAATACTCCTTTGCTTTCACATGCCGTCACCGCCAGATCGTGCGCGCTTGCGCTCTTCGCGCCAAAGCTTGAAGGCTTCCCATAGCCCAAGCTTCGCAAGGTCTGTGCTTGGCGGCTGAGCCTTTACCAGCGCCACGCCGTCAATAGAAGCAGCCACAACCTCAGCGCCGATAAGGTACTCAGCCACAAGCCCCAGTTCATCGACAAGCACGCGTTCGCAACGCATGAGCGAACCTTTTAGCGGCATGCCCGATAACGACAGGACGGGCGGAATCTGAACGTTCATCTTACGTGCCATAAGCTCGATGTTCTCGGCCATTCCGCGCGTTGCGGTCAGGATTGGATAGCCAGTCTCGTTCGACATTGCGATAAGGCACGTGGTCTTGCCCGTTTGCCTTCCGCCGATAATTGCCAGCATGCCAACCACCTACTCAACGCCCGTGCTGCCGAATCCGCCAGCGCCGCGCTCGGTGTCGCTCAGCTCATCGACCGGCACGAGATCGCACGGCACATAGGGCATAACGACAAGCTGGCAGACGCGCGTGCCCGCTTCGAGCGTCACCGTCTCATAGCTCTGATTGATGAGCGCCGCGCACACCTCGCCGCGATATCCGCTGTCGATAACGCCAACGCTGTTCGAAAGCGTGATGCCCTGCTTTGCCGCAAGGCCGCTGCGCGGGAACACCAGCCCCACGCAACCGCTCGGAATCTCGACGGCAAGGCCGCAACCGACAACGCACTTCTGCATCGGTTCGAGCGTGACAGTCTCGGTAATGCGAAGGTCAAGCCCAGCATCGCCCTCATGCGCATAGCGCGGCATCTCGATTCCCTCATTGACCTTCTTAGCGCGAAGCTTCCTGCCAATCATTAGCGCACCCCCCAGAACATGACGCGTGACGCGCACGCTTCCAGCCTTAACCCACTTGCCGCCGTAAGTCTGACCCTTCGGGCGGATAACAACCTTGTTTCTGTGGCTCATCGCGACAACCTGATATTCGCTGCCCTCATGCTCCACCGTGTCGTTGAGAAAAACGAGCTTACCCGCCGAATCGACCGGGAACGAAGCGGCGCTGGCGTATGCCGCTACCTCCGGCACGAGCACGACATAAACGGGCTGCTTGATCTCTGCGCCCTTCTTCTTGATTCCGAACATCCTTCTTCCTCCTAAAACGGTACGTCATCGTCGTAAAGGTATGGCGCTGCCGGTTGTGCTGGCGCAACGGGCGATGGGTCGCCGGTAGCCATCGCAAGGCCGGGCGCGGCTGCGTTCGCTGATGCCGTCGATTGCGCGTCGCGCTTGTACTGCATCAGCTCCACATCATCAACGCGAACTTCCCAGCGCTTGATGCTCTGGCCGTCCTTCTGGTAGCTGCGCGTATGGATGCGCCCGAGAAGCGAAATCTTGGTGCCCTTGCGAAGCCACGGCGCGAGCTCTTCGGCGCGCTTGCCGAACATGACGCAATCAGGCCAGTTCGTATATTCGCCCCATGTTCCGTCGCCGTTCGGCGTGCGCTCATTGACCGCCAGAGAGAATGAAACGACGGGGTTTCCACTCTTCGTATAGCGCAACTCGGCATCTGCACCGAGATTGCCCGAAAGTGTGATCTTGTTTAGGCTCATACTTCATCGCCGCCCATCTTGCGCATTTGCTGCACGATATGAAGGCTGAGCGTCATAACGCCCTTGATGCAGTCTTCTTTGCTCCCCATCTGCTCACCTTGCAGGGTGTCGCAACCGCAGCAAGAGCCATACCAAACGCGGACGTACCAGTATTCGCTAGGCTGATAGCCAACTTCGGGAATGACGTAAACAAGCGTCCCTTGATAGTCGCCATCATTTATTTCATGGATGTTCTCGAAGTCCGGTTTAGGGTCGCCATAGTCGCCCGTCGCTTCAAGCGCAATTGCCTTGACGGTCGCCTTGACGATATCTGAGTAATCGCAATAAAGGCATATCGGCTCAAGCCAGCTTTGGATGAGATCGCGATTCTTAGTCCACGCGTCAACAAACTTCTGAATCATCGAGTACCACCGCCGAACAGCTCGACAAGCGCCGCGCGCTGGTTAGCTCCCAAACCGCGAAGGCGGCGCGATTCGGAAATGTGCAGCTTTCGCATGGTCTGCTGAGTTCGGGCGAATCCGTAGCCCGGTGCAGCCTTGATGAGTGTAAAGACCTTCATTCGCGCCACGGCATCATCGGTGCCAGCCATGTTGAGCACGTCGGGCACGCTGTAAGAACCGTCGGCAACGCCCTTCAAGATCGCGGCGCGGCGCTGGCGTGCTGCCTTCGCCTTTTCGAGGTTTGCGCGGCGCTGCTCAGTTGTCAGATTCGGAATCATCTTCGTAGCCTTCCTTCTCATAGGTGATGTACTCGTTGCCGTGCGTCAGCTTGACGGGCGGCGTGTAGTCCTTCAGGGCACCGTCAACGCTGCCGTTCATCAGCTTGCGTTTGAGCCGCGCCCAGTCATCGTCGTTAAGCTCAATGGTTTTCATCGCACCTCATTTCTTCGTGATGCGGTAAGTGCCAGTGAGCTTCAAGCCCTTCAACGTCCGCAAGATGTGCTCTGCGTGCTCCTTGCCGAAGATGGTTAGTGTTTGCGTCGGAATCGTGATCTCGTAGACCGTTTGCGCTTCCCGCTTCTCGCGTTCCCACATCTGCTTTAGGGCTGCTTCGGTCTTCGCCAACGTCGCTTGCATTTCCTTACTCAGCTTCGGCGTGTCGGGCTTGAAATCGAACGTTTGCGGCTCCACTGGCACCCTCCCTTCTCACGATTGCCTGATAATTACTTCTTATCTGGCACGGGCGGTTCTAACCCGTACCGAAAGCGGCGGTTTATCTCGCGTTTCGTCCTCGGTCGCCGCGATGCCCGAAAACGGCGTTTTGGTTCACCTTTGGCACACCTCCTAACCCGCCGCGCGGCGCTTCGCTTCGCTGAAGAGCTGAGCTGCCGCCGCGTCGCGTCCGGGCATCAGGTGGCCGTAGATTCGAAGCGTCGTTGCTTCGTCCGCGTGCCCCATGCGCTCAGATAGCGTCTTCAGGTCGCAGCCGTTGGCGATGAGCCACGAAGCGTGCGTGTGCCGCAAGCTGTGAAACGTGATCTCTCGCGGCAGTCCGCATGCGTCTCGTATGCGGCTGAAAGCCCGTGAAATCGTCGTTGGGCGCATATATGAGCCGTCTAGCGTCACCAGCGGGCAATCAGCGCCCAAGCGCCCCAGAACGTCGCTCTGAAGCTTCGTGAAGGCATCAATGACCGCGATATCGTCTTGCGTAAGCGCGATGTTGCGGCACTTGCGGCCTTTGGTGACGTTGCGGCGATAAGGCTTCTTGCCCTCAATGACGTTGCCGCCGACGTGGACGTAAGACATGGCGCGCTTAACGTCGATGCGCTGCACCGCGCAGACCTCGCCAACGCGCATTCCGGTAACGAGCGACAGCCACGAAGCGAAGGCGTAGACGGCGGCGCGGTAATCGGCTTTCGTCTTGATCTCCTTGCTAAGCGCGCCCTCTAGCTTCCCGTTGAAGCCCTCGAAGTCCCATTCGGTGAGCGCCGAAGCTTCGTGCCGTTCCGGCGATGGTTTGGCGACGTACACCAGCGGGTTAGCGTCGCAAATGCCAGCGTCTACGAAGTGGTTATAAGCGCCGCGCAAGAAGTTGTGGACGTTGATAACGCTGTTGCGGCAAAGACCTTGCCCGCCTTCGTCCTTCGCCATGAGCAAGCGTTGCTCAAAGCGGTTGAAGTCCATAACGCCAAGATCGCGTGCGTTTGCGGTCTTCAGATAACGTGCGACGTAGCGGCAGAACAGCCGATAGCTCTTAATGCTGTTCGGGCTTGCGCCGTTGCGCTCCCTCAGTTGCACGTAGTCTTCGAGCAAATCGGTCAAGCGGTCGCTTCTAACCGTTCCGTCAGCCGTCACGTAAGCCGCCCACGTCTCAGCGAGGGCTTGCGCTTCCTCTTCGGTTGCCGCATTCGGAAACCGCTTGTAAGGGCGAATCGCCTTGCCGTCGATGCTGCGCCCAAGGTACAACCGGCACTCGAAAACGCCATCTGCACCGCGCTTGACCTTAACGCCCATCATGACCACTCGCAGTTTTCACGAATCCGCGAAGGGCAGTTATCGTCGTGGCAGTCCGCGCAATCCAACGGCTCTTTCCTGATGTGGAACTCAACGATTCGGTACTTCAGAGAAAATCGGATGAGCAGCAGCAGGGCATGAGCAAGCGAGTTGGTAAATTGACCGTCCCAGAACGGGCAAAGTCCGCTCATCGCGCCGCGAACCTCGTACTTGCCGCCCATGCTACTTGCCAACCTTCATGAACGCGCGCATAACGCAGGTGAGCGCGAACACGACGAACACGGCAAAGGCGATAAGCCCGAAACCAGCGCCGAAGAACACGCCAACCGCGATGCTCACAACGAGCGCCAGAATGGAAAACAGGACGATTGCGGCGCATCCGTAAGCGCCCTGCTCGATCTCTCTATCTTCTTTCAGCATGTGAAACCTCCTAAAACGTGAGCGCTATAAGCGCGAGAAACACTAGAAACAGCGCGATCGCCAGAAGCGCTTGATAAGCCAAGTAGCAGACGCACCAGAACGCGGCTACGGTCGCGGCGGTGGCAATGGCGCAAAGTACGATCTGGTAGCGCTTCACTTCTTGCCTTCCGTCTCGGCAATCAGGTAGTCGATGCACTGCTTGCACTTCTGCAAGTCCTGAACGCCGTTCTTGCGCCGCCAGCGCCAAAGGTATTTGAAGGCACAGCCCCACCAGTAGGCAGATTGGGCGGGCAAGGCGTACTGGTCGCCGCTCATCATCGAGCGCATAGCGTCCATGCACTCAATCTGGCCGTCGCCCGCGTAGTGGTCGGGATGCTCCACGGCATCACCGCGCGAAAGCTCGCCAAGGCTCTTCGCGTGCTTCGTCTCAATCATCGGTAGGTAACTCCAATCATCCACTCGCAAACCAACTTGTGAAACGCTCTGAGAAATGGCTTAACGTTCGTGTCATCAGCCCAGCCCGCAATGCCTATGAATCCGTCTTCGTTGAACGAGATAGCTTCACGGCCTGAGAAGTAGAAGCCGCTAACGCGCAGAAACGCGCTTCTGATTCCTCTACCGCCATCGGCAAGGTTGATTTGAGGCTGGTACTTCTTGCGATAGCACGGGTGCATTTCCATGTGCTCGCCGTTGCGCTCATGCTGCGCATACTCGATTGCAAGGAATCCTTCGAGCGCTCGAATGTCGTTCGTCGTGATCTGCTCATAGGAAAGCTTGCTTGCGAACAGCTCGCGCGCGCCGTCTCGTGTCGTTGGCGCAATCATGCCGTCACCCCCATTTCGTGCCATTGTTGAAAACTCTGTTGAAAACCTGTGGAAAGTCGTTTTTCTGGCGCTCGAATGAGCCGCACAAAACAAGACCGCAAAGAGAAGAAGCAAGAGAAGAAACCTTGCTTGTAGAGTTGACTAACAAGCAAGTACGGTGGGTTTTGGTTTTGGTTCAAGGAACCAAAACCCACCTTGTCTTGTTTTGTATTGTTTTGTTTTATGGTTAGGCGACCATTTGCGAGTGGGTTTAGCCAACCTAAAACCAGCGGTTTTGCATTGGGTTTGCAAGTCATGTCTTTACACCTCCTGACCTGCTGAATCGTTGTTCTTTGGGTTCTTGCGCGGTCTTCCGCCCTTGCGACCGTTTGCGCGTTGGCGACCGAAATAGAGCGCGTTTTTGAGCATCCGAAAGTTCGTCAAGAAGCCGTCAGGATCGCGTTCGAGCAGCCCTATATCCAACAGCTCTTCGACAAAGGATTTGCAATCTTCAATCGCCATGTACTCATCGAACGCGCCAGACTGTCCGAAGCCCAGAACACCCGCGAGAATAAGCGCGTCTTCCTCCGTCTCGAAAGCGATACGGTGCCCCTTGGTAGCCGCCAGATATTCGCAGAGCCGCCACCAGCGCCCGTAGCCGTCATAGCCCCGGCGATGAATGAGCCGTTGGCACTTCACGTCTTGCGACGCGTTGGAATCGTGCGAGAAGAAGGCCATAGGCTCTTGCGCAGCGGTCGTTTCCTCCCTTGTAGGCATGTAGTCACCTCCTAACCGTCTTCCTCGTCGCAGATCACGTCTGGCGCGCCCTGCTGGTGCCATCCGTCCCATACGCAGTGCCCGACTTCGCGGCAGCTCGTCCAAATCTCATGACCTCTGAACATGCAGCACGTCTTGCCCTTCCAACGCGTGCGCTCAAACTCGCATGCTTCGGGGTATGGCATGGGCGGTTCGGCGAAATCGAGCGGCAAGGTTCCCTGCGCGCTATTCCTCTTCATCTGCTGCGATATCGAGGGCAATAGACTTGCCAACGACGGCTAGAAGCTTTCCGAGCTGTTCCGAGGTGGCAAGATCGTTCTTGGTGTCATCGTCCAGAAGGTCATCGCACCATGCGAGAACGCCGCGAATGATTGACAGCAGCGAGGGCATATCAACCTCAATGCCCGTGCCATCTTCCTTGTTAAGAAGGTGCATGGTTCCCTCAATGCGACAGGTCATAGCGCCGACCTTGTTAATGACCATCTGCGCGTCTTTACGCTTCATCTTTCTTCTCCTTGTCAAACATGGATGTTCTAAGCTCGATGCGAAGCTTCGGGTTGCGTTCGAGCAGCCAGCGAGCGAGCAAAGAGCTATCGCTGTTGTTGATTCCGTAGGTGTGTTCGTTGCCCTGATCGTCAACGAAGGGCACGCCAACGAGCTTCGTAGTACCCTCGTAGCGCTGCTTCTCGATGAGGTACTTAGTGGAGACGCGAAGCCCGCGCGCGTCGATTGCGAGCGCCGTAAGCTCTATCTCGCGAAGCGCCTTCGGGTTCTTCTCGCACCACTCCTTGAACAGGTAACGCCTGTCCGCGACCTTTAGCGGCATCGAGTAGACGCGCTGGCGCTCTTGGCGCATGACGGCTTCGAGCGGCTGCGCGTAGTTATCGGTGTCCATGCGGGCACCTCGCTTCGCGGCTCATGACGCGCCGCAAGGCCGATTCCGCTTCCGCCCTGCTCGCCGATGGTGCTACGGGTAGCATCTGGCGGCGGTAGACCCTGCCGATGCCCCGGTTTTCCGGCGTGCTCGCGTCTTCCTCTATGCGCGCCATCCAGAAGCCCGCGTTGTCGCGGTAGACTTCGGCCTTCATGACCACATCACGCGCCAGAGAGCGCGCCCAACCACGACGTAGAGCGGAACGAGAAGCCACGAGCCCACGCTTTCGCATAGCCAGAGAAGCGCGTTGCACGCAAGCGCCGGGATGATTCCCGACATGGTGAGAGCCGCGAGCGCATACAATCCCCAGCGCTTCCAGCGCGGCATGCGCGCTATACTGTCTTCTGTCAATTGGTAAGCCCCATTTGACGCGCCCGTTCGGTGCTGCAACACCGGGCGGGCATCTTTCTTCGCAGCCACCACGCGATAACGAGAGCCGCAATCGCGCGGTAGAACTGCCGTTGCGCGGCATCTAGGCCGCACGGTTCGTGCATCCGTAAAACCACCCCCAAAACCACCGGTTTTAATGTCGGTTTTCATTCTTGGAAACCTCCGTTTTCTTGACGGGTTCCGCAATGCTCTTGCCCATCCAGAAGCCCAGTGCGCCGATTCCGAAGAGCCAGACAATGAACGTCGGAACGCTCATCGGGCTGAGAAGGGCAATGACGATAAGAGCGATGCCGAGAGCGAGCATTGCTAGACCCCCTTTGGGAACATGCAAAGATCGTTGGGTGTGCAGCCCAAAGCCTCTGCGAGCTTGCAGGCGGTTTCGAGAAGCGGAACGGTTTCACCGCGCAGGTATTGGCGCACCGAATCAACCGAAACACCCGATTTGTCAGAAAGCTGCTCAGGCGTCATGTCGGCTTCTGCCATAAGAACGCGAAGACGCTTTCTGACTACTTCCTTGAACTCAGGCATCTGTGAACCTCCTTTCTATGAACGTGAATCACGTTGACAACGCATGACTATAAACGTGAATCCCGTTCTATGCAAGCGTCTTTTCCGTTTTTTGTTGATTGAACTACGTTAATCACGTAGAATTGTCCACATCGAAAGGAGGGGAAGCATGTATAAGCTTCAACTCAAAGAACTGCGACGGCGTGCTGGTTTTAAGACGCAAAAGGAGATCGCAGACAGGTTAGGAATCAAAGAACGTCGGTATGCAACATGGGAACGCGAAGAAGTGGCGCTTACCCTAGAAGATGCATACAACCTTGCAATTGTTCTTGGATGCACGCCAAACGATCTATGCGGCTGGTACGAAGACCACCCGCGCGAGGATAGCGGCGAGCGTCTAACGTCTGAAGAGCGCGAGATCGTAGGGTGCTACCGCGAGAGCACGCCGCAATGGAGACAGAACATAGCCATGACAGCCCGCGCAGCAGCGGGTGAATCTAAAGAGACTGCCAAACGTGGTGTATCTGCCACCGAAGAGCGGGCGGCGATGTAGGAATGATTGACCTACTGAACGCCCTTCTGCAATGGCTAGACCCAGCGTGGGTCGTTGACCAGTTCGGAGACGGCGACGGATTGCCATTCGTTCTGTGGACGGCAATTGCGCTAACCGTTGGTTTTACATCCGGTTTCTTCGCAAGCAAGAAGCTTTCTGGTTGGGTTTCGAAACGCACTATCGCCAAGGGATTCTCGCCGGACATAAAGAAAGCGGCGTTGGAAGCGCTTGATGCGTCGGGGTCGGTTGTCATAGGCGACAAGTTCGATGCCCTGCTTGCGTTTGAGCGGGAAGGACGCGGCGTGTTCTCTTTCGCGTTTCCTATTGATGATGTTTACGACACCGATACGTACCAGCTAACGTCGGAATGGAGATCGTACCTGAACAGGCATCGAAAGTACCTTCAATGAATCCTGGCATCGCCAGGGCGAAAACAGGCGGCTTATCGCTTAGCTTCAAAGCTGTGAACTGGTGTTATTCGGTTTTAGTTATGTTGGGAAGTGGCGAAAAACGGCGACATAAAGTGCTGTTTTCAGAGAGAAACCCCGCGCGGGAACTTGGCGGAACGCGCGCGGGGCTGGTCAAGAAGCAGAGCGCTTTACCGCGCTCGCTCTAAGGGGTGATTTTAGCATGGTGAAGAACCGAGCAGCCATATATGCGCGCTTCAGCTCGCACAATCAGCGCTCAGAGAGCATCGAGATACAAGTCGAGAACTCGCGCGCGTACTGCGAGCGCGAGGGCTTGCAGGTCGTGCGCGAATACTGCGACTACGCGCAGACGGGGCGCAACATCGACCGCGCCGAGTTTCAGCGGATGATGAGCGATGCCCGACACGGGCTATTTGATTATGTGGTGATCTATAAGGTAACGCGCATCATGCGCAACCGAGACGAAATGTCGCTTGCCCGCATCATGCTTCGCAAGGCTGGCGTAGAAATCCTATACGCTGGCGAAGACATTTCCAGCGGGTCAAGCGGCGTGTTGCAGCTCGGCATGCTCGAAGTTCTCGCCGAGTATGAGAGCGCGCTTGATAGCGAGCGAATAAGAGACGGTATCCAGAAGAACGCCGAACGCTGCATGGCTAACGGGCGCACTCTGTACGGGTGGGATATCGTAGAAGGCCGCTACGTCATCAACGAGCGTGAAGCATCGGTGCTTCGCAGGATGAAGAACATGTTGTTTGCCGGTAGCTCTGTCGCCGATATTGTGCGCGCCGTGAGCGCCGAGCGAAGTAAGCGCGGTGCCAAGTTCAATCAGGATACCGTCACGAAGCTGCTAAAGCGCGTCCAGAACGCAGGTGTATACAAGTACGCCGGTCATGAGGTGCCGGACGGGATGCCCGCCATCTGGTCGCAGGTCGAACAAGACATGATAGACAACATCCTTGGCGACCGTCACAAGCCGCGCCGCAAGATCAACTCAACGCTAGAGTTCCCGTTGTCCGGCAAGCTCTATTGCGCAAAGTGCGGCGCTCCAATGGCGGGAACAAGCGGCACGTCATGCACTGGCGCGACGTATCACTACTACAAGTGCCGGAAGTGCCGCCGAACCGTTCGGCGTGATCTCGTAGAAGACGTTGTTTGCGATATGACGCTGCAAGCCGTGGCGCGCGAAGACGTTAGGCAGCGCATAGCAAGCGGCATGGTGGCGTTTCAAGCCGAGCAGCCGAAAGAGCAATCGAGAAGCTACGCGATAAAGAAGGAATTGAAGCGGATTGACCGCACCTTTGAACGCATCTGGCAAGCGATAGAAGACGGCATAGCTCCGCCCGGTGGTAGAGAGCGCACCGAAGAGCTGAAGCAGCGCAAGAGCGAGCTTGAAGCCGAGCTGCGCATCGCCGAGAGAGAAGAAGCGTTCAACATCGGCGTTGACGAACTCATGCTGTGGCTCGATGATGCGGCAGAAAACCTAACGCCAGAAGTGATCTTAGGCACCTTCGTTCGATTCGCTGAAATCGACGGGAAGACGCTTAACGTCTACTTTGCCTTTGACCACTACGGCGATGATTTCAGGCCGAAACAGAAAAAGGCCGAACCATGCCCCGAAGGGCATAGTTCGACCAATTCTCTTTTGGTGGAGCTTATGAGAAAAACGGCGAACTCCACAAGCACCGCCAACCGCGCAGCTATCCAGCTTGATACTTGCATAGTTAGAGTATCGAAAAACTGGTTTGTTGTCGTTGGCACGTGCCAAAAATAGCAATTTCCGGTGTTTGCAAAACACCAGATGGGCGGCTTGCTGTAAGCCCGTCTAACGCCAGAAAGCGGGGCACCCATTGTCAGGGTACCCCGCTTGAACACTAATAAGAAAGCTTCTGGCCGGGGTAGATCGTATAAGGTGCCCCAATGCCGTTCTTGCTTGCGATGGTGTGCCAGTCGATACCGAGCGAAGCGCCAATCTCGCTGAGCGTGTCTCCGCTCTTGACGGTGTAGACGCGCGCAGCGCCAACGCCCGCCCTCTGGTTGACGATTGCCTGAACCTCGCTGAAGCGGTCGCCCAGAACGTCGCTGCGCGTCGGCACAACGCCGAACATTCCGCGTTCCACATCATCTGCGAGCTGAGAAGCGGAAGCGCCGTCAATGTAGTTGATGAGGTCTTGCACCTCTTGGTAACGGTCGCCGAGCTTTTCGCGGCGCTCGCCGTCAACGCCATACTCGCCGCGCATGACCGCTGCTGCAAGGTCAAGCGTCGTGCCCTCCGGCGAAGGCTCGGCGACCTCTGCGGGCGGAACGTCGGGCGCTGCCGCGCCGGACGGGTTGGCAAACTTGCCCCACGCTTCGCGCGTCATATAGGCGATATCGAGATCAAGCGGCGCGTTGAAGCCATTGAGACGGCCATTCGACGTGTACTGGTGGATTGCGCAGCTGCCCCAAGCGCCGAAGCCGCCATCGGGAAGCCACGGCGAAGACTGGTAGCCGGTGCGGTTGTTGTTAGCGTACTGCGCAACCCAGAGCGCGTGATTCGGCGCGATCTTCGACCAATCCTCTTCGGTGCAAACGCTACGGCTCATATAGACGATGCAGCGAACGCCGGTCTGATTGTAGACGTAATCGAGGAACTGCTTTGCCTTGTCGGTTCCGATGCGCCCGTACATCTCATAATCGAGAACGGGAATGCCGTTGCCGAAGTAGTTACGGCAGCTTGCGACGAAGTGCTTAGCCTGAGCGATGGGGTCTTCTCCGTTCATGAAGTGATAGAAGCCCCAGAGCTTGCCGAGTTTGATAGCCTGCTGAATCCACGGGTCGCAGGTGTTGTGAACGATGGTGGTTCCCTCTGTCGCCTTGCAAATAACAAAATCGCAAGGCACCTGCGCGATGTCAAGCCCGCGCTTGTAGTTAGAAATATCAATGCCGTTGAGTGCCATAGAAGCCCCCTCTGATGCAGTAGAAGTAATGAAAATCGACCTGCTCTAGCTCTTCGAGCGTGAAGGCGCGCGCTGAGTTCCCAGCGCTCGCCGGGTCGCGTATCCAGTAGCCGTCATCGTCGGCGCGCCAGATAAGCACGACGTGCCCGCCGTAGTCCCTATCGCCGAGCGTTCCGCTCATGCCAGCGAAGGCAAGCCACCCATCGGACACGTTTTGAAGGACGGGTGCGAGATCGTAAGAAATCGGCGTGCTCTCGATGCCGTATTCCGGGTAATGCTCGGCAATCCACGCGCAGAACTTGCCGGGGTCGTTAACGCCATCGGTAAGGCACGTGTCACCCACGAACGATGCGAGCGTGAGCGGCGTAATGTCCTGAAGCGTCATGTATTTGACAGCCATAGCGGCGCATGTAAGGCCGCAGCCGTGGTCGCCGATGGTGCCGCCCGCATATGGTATGTAGTCCCATTGCGGGTCGGTCTGAAGCCATAGCGGCATGCTGTTACCCTCTGCAATCGGCCTATCGACCACGATTGCAAGGCGGTCTTCCTCAGCCGCCGCGTAGCCCTCTTCGCGCGCTTCAGCGAGCGCGCCCGCGTCGCTCTCGATATGGCCGACGATGAGCCAGCCGCAGAAGAGCATTGACGCGAGCGCGCCGGAAAGCACGAGGGCGACAGCCTTTAGCCTACTCATCGCGCTTTGGCTCGGTGTAGGTGAGCGCCTGCGCGGAATCGCCAACGCCAGCCGTGGTCGGGTCGGTCACGATGCCCAAGATTGCAAGCACCGCGAAAAGCGCGTTGATGATCGCCGCAAGCTGCTCGTTCAGAACGCCGAAATCCCACTGGTAGCCGAACGGGGCGGCGACCACCTGCGCGAGCAGCAGGACGGCAGGAATGAGCGTCAGCCAAAACGTCTTGTTCTTGATTCGTGCGGTGAAGTTAATCATTTCAGTTCTCCTTTTCATAGATGAGGTCTACGCGGTCGTAGATGTGATCGACCTTGTTTGCCATGTCGTGCGAGTGCTCGCGCGATTCCCTGATTTCGTCGTGCAGCGCCGCCGTGGAAGCCCTGAGAGATTCCATAGCGGCTTGCAGCCCTTCCGAAATGTTGTTGCTACGCTCCATCTGAGCAGCGATGCGGCCTTCCATTTCCGAGCGCTCGCGGTCGCGCTGCGCGCGCTCGTTGAGTTCGTCGCGCTTGCGCTCTTCGCGCTTCAGCTCTAGTTCTGCCTGCCGCGCCGCGTTTCGCTCTTCAAGCTCTGCCTTGCGCTCGTTGTTGCGCTGGTACTCGTTAAGCAACTGCTTTGCGAGTATTCCGAAACCGATAGCAACGAGGAACGCGAAGAACCATTCGGCACCGAAGGCCGCTGCATGGTCTAAAACGCTCTCCGCCACGTCAGCCCTCCGTCACCTCTCGCCAGACGGTTTCTGTGCCGACAGCCCCCGGCTCCCAGACGTTGTTTGCAACGAGGGATTCCCAGACCTTGCCGTTGTGCTTGACGCGGGCACCGAGCGGGTAGGGATTCGTAGAATCGGGCTGCACCCATTCGGGCACTTCCTCTGTCGGCGTGTCGGGCGTTCCGGCTTCAAGCACCTTCGCCCAAAGGCTCGGCGCTGCCGTGGGCGACCAATCGGACTGCGAAGTGTGCGCCTGAAGGCACGTGTAAAGCACGCCCTCGAAGCTCACGCGCTCGCCCTCGGCGTAGGCGTGGCCGTCGCCGTCCCACGCCGCGAAAAGCGCGGGGCACTTCGCCGCCACGTCGCTAGAGAGCGACGGCGCTTGACCGTCGAAAATGGCGATGATCGCGCGAAGCTTGCCCTCTTCCTCTTCGGTGAATGCCATATGTTCCCCTTTCTCTCGCAACAAAAAAGCCCCCGCGAATGCGAGGGCTTCGATACCTTGCTATGTCGGCTTCCTCAGCCGAAAAGCTCCTTGTATAGCGCGTCCATGCGCTTTACCGTCTCGTGAGCGCAAAGGCGCTTCATGCTTCCGCGCCACGACTGGTAGGATTGGTTGACCTGCTCGACGGTCATAATCCCTTGGGCGACCAGCGCGGCTTGCTTCTTCAGCTTTCGCCGCTGCCGCGTCACGGAGGAACGGCACGGGCGAACGACAACCTTTCCGCCCTCGCCATATGAAAACCTCTTCTTCAGGAACACGAAGCCGCGCGTCAGCTTCACAACGCGCGTCTTCTTGCTGTTGATGATGATTCCCAGATCGTCGCAGAGCGCTTCGATACGCGAAAGAGCGTCCCAAATCGTCTGCTTTTCAAGCGCGATGCAATAGCTATCGTCCATGTATCGCCCGCTCGCCAAGATGCCCGGAAGGGACAGCATCAGATGGTCGATGGGCGACGGCAGGGCGACGGCTAGAATCTGGTTCGGCTCGCTGCCAAGACCCAAGCCACGCACGCCGTGAGCGTCTATCTGGTCGCTCATGACGCGCTTAACGCGCTCATCGTCAATGGCGCGGTCGATAAGGCGCTTGCAAGCGTCGTGGTCGCTGTTTGCGAAGTAGTCCGCGAAATCGACCTGCAAGATGTAGCCTTCCGTTCCGTGCTTTCGGTGGTGCTCGACAAGCTGGCGCTTCATCCGGCGAATCGCGTAGTCTGTGCCGCGCCCTTTGACGTTCGCGGCGCATCCCTCGGTGAGTGTAGGCCAGATCGCGGGCGCGAGGGCGTGACGGCTCAAAGACTTCTGTATGACGCGCTCTGAGAAGTGGACAGAGCAGATGTGACGAAGCTTGCCGCGCTCGAACAAGTCAAACTCGATGAAGCCGCGTCGGAAGTCGGCACCCGTGAGAAGGTCGCGCCGCGCCCTCATGATGTTTGGAACTACGCGTGCCATGTATCGCTGCACGCTCGATTTCCAGCGAACGCCAGCGGCAGCGCCGTTGGCGGCATCGTATAGGTTATCGAGGTCGGCGACGGCTTCTAGCGTGCATCCCTCGATGCGCCTAGTCCGGTTCTCCGCTCGCTTGGCATCGCGCCTTGCGCGTCGCGCAGCCCTGCGCTCTTCAGAGTTCATGAGGGCACCCCGCGCGGCTCGCAACCGGCATCCAGCAGCCGCTTGACGGTTGACCATGAAACGCGGTCGGAAGCCGAGAACCGCGCCATGCAAGCAGCGAACGGCAACCGTCGCGGGGTGCATATTTACGGGCTTGCGCCCGACGGTCGCCCCTTCCTTCCTCAAATGCACGGCGCGCGGCGCTTATGGCCGCACGGTCTGGCAAGGCTTGGGAATCACGGCAGGGGGCGTATCCAGTCGTTCGTCGGGGCATTGTTGTTGGCATTGCCGTTGCTGTTGACATTGCACGCGTTGGACGAAGACCCGCCCATGACGGAGCGCAGCCACCAATTGACGCGATGATTTCCAAGGGACAACGCGCGACCATTTTACCCCTTCCCAATGAGCTTCACGCCCGCGCGAGCGCCCTTTATCAGCTTTATGTCGCTCTCTATGCTCTCTGATATCGCTTCGAACCGCGCGACCTTCACCGGCAGATTCATAGCCATAAGGCATTGCAGGTCTTGGTATAGCTGCTGCAAGTCCGCTATCGCAAGCGTCATGTAATGCTTTCGCTCTTCGACGTTGCGAGCCGTATTCGGGTAGAAGGCATCAGCCTTAACCAGATTGAACACCAAGCTTCGCGCCGTCTCCGCCATGGGGACGGCGAGGATGAAGCGATAAGACTTCGGCACCGCCGACGAAGCCACAAGACGCGTCACGTCGTTTCGAATCGAAACAGCAGTGTTGAAATACTCGAACGAGCTTAGGTTGCGGTTCCGCACATATACGCCGCTCAATTTTCAACATCCCCCCCCTCCGTGATTTTTGAAAATTGCTTCGCCCGCGCTTCGCGCGGGGAAGCAAAGGCGCATGCGCAAGGCATGCGCCAGACCAGTACCTAGTACGGCTGATTTTATCAGCCTAGGAGGAAGCACGGCAGGGGGCGTATCCAGGCGTTCGTCGGGGCATCGTAGTTGGCACTGCCGTTGCCGTAGACAACGCACGCGTAGGACGAAGACCCGCCCATGACGGAGCGCAGCCACCAACCGACGCGACCGCCCGCGATGCGGCTTGCGGTGTCAGTGAAGATGGGGAACTGACTATCGAAGCCGACAGAGTAGCCCTTGCTTCCCCAGACCGGGCACCCGTAAACCTCCATCTCTGAGGGCGACCAAATCTTGCCCAAGTCTGCCCAGCTCCAACCGCTCGCTTCTGTGATATTTCCCGAAGACGAATAGCGCTCTTCGAGAATCACGCGCTGCGCCATGATCGCGTTCTGAAGCGCGGTCGGCAGCG